TATATGAACCAAAACTTGAAGTATTGACATTTAATTGAAATGTAGTTTGTGTCAATACTGTAATAGTATAGGTAGTATTAAAAGCTGAAGGAGTTGCGCCTGTAATCGCAATGACTTGACCAGTAGAAAACCCATGATTTAAGTTGGTTGTGACTACACCATTAGTAGCATTGGTAATATTGGTTGCAGTAAGAGTAGATCCGACAAGATTTGAAATATCAAAAAGACCAGTAAAAATAGCATTAGCTACTTCATAAGGATCTCCACCACCGACAATAACTTCCCAATTTGTGCCAGATTGTCTGACCGCAATAAGTCTGGCTTGAACACCTGATACTTTTTGCAATTGGGTTTTTAGGAATGTTGGCATACCTGAAGCAACTGCCAGACCAGCTTGAATGACTTGTGCTTGATAATCTTCTAAAGATTGAGCAGCAGCACCAGGTAAACCTGCCACCTGGTTAATACAAGATAAAATGACTCCAGAAGGAATTGAAGTCACAATGGAAGTGACAGTACCTACTGGGACAGCCCAAGATCCTTGATTAACTGCCAAGCAATATAATTCTGCGCTTTGACCTGTAGAAGCAATAATGCCACCATCTTGGACAGTATATTGATGAGAGCCATCAGATACCACAAAGCCCTTTGGAATTAAAAAACCAGGGCTTCCAAGGAAGGTTACATAGACTGAAGTATTTGATCCGACACCTTGCTGAACCCCATAAATCTGACCCAATTGGTTCAATAAATAGGAGTTTGCAGTATAAGGTGTAATACTATTGTAAAGATCCACTCTAGCAGAGTCGATAAGGGCTAGAGCACCTACATCGGTAGAACTAATATCTTCAATCAATGAACCAGGAAGATTGGCGGTATAGCCAGGGTTTGTAGAAGAAACCAGCGCAATTAACTCTGATTGCAGAGTTGTTGGCGAAGTTGGTTGCAACCCCGAAGAATTAATGTCTGTAGTAATTGTCATACTGCCACCTGTTGTTGAATTTTAGTTCCCTGGGTTGTCACAATGTCCACATTATAAGTTGGGGTAGTTGATTCTGCCTTAGTAATAGTCAAACTTGCAAAAAATGGTGAGAATTGTTGCTGAGTGACTGTCACATAGTAATCTGGGAATACTTGTTGAATAACTGACCTTTGTGCTGGAATACCATAATTAGCATAAAAAGGTGATTCACCTAAACTTAATTTTAAAACTTGAATAAGAGTGGTTGCATATCCATACTCAAAGTTGCCAGAAGGATCTTGGTCTATTTCTACCCAAACTAAATCTCCAGCCGAATTGGTTACTCTGCCATAAGTTCTCATGTTGGAGTTCCTGTAGTTCCACCGCCAGTTTGTACACCGCCATGAGTATGAGTGCTTCCCACAGCTTTTCCATTGTTGGTAAGAGTTCCAGTATTGGCAAAATTACCAGTTTGACTAATATCTCCAGTTACACTCATAGTTCCACCAGTTCCACCGCTAATAGCAAAGCCATTAGTACCTGTAATCAGTCCATTGACTGTCAGGTTGCCATTCATAGTTGTATTACCATTATTGACAATTAGATTGCCACCATTTAGGTTAATTGTAATTCCTGAAGAAGTTAAAGTTAAGGTGCAATCTTGGTTTTTGGTGGTTATTTCTACACCAGTTTCACCATACATAAATAGGTATTGACCATTAACTGCAAAGAAGCTGGTATTGCCAAAAGGGAAAAATACCAAAGCAGTCAAATTGCCAGGCTCAAAAATGTCAGGAGTTCCAGTACCTAGACCAGAAGCCTTTCTAAGACTGACATTGGCAGGGATACAATAGCCCTTGCAGCCAGGTTGAATAGGGTAGCGAATATATTCAGATCCAGCTATAGGGCAGGTCACTTCAGGAAGGGTTATTCCTTCAGGGACAGCCACATCGAACTTGACAGTCACAATAGAGCCATTAACCGAAGTTACATAGCAAGGATAAGACTGCCCATAAGACTGTAAAGCATCAGCAATCTTTCTATCTGCAAAAAGATTAATCGACTGCGAAAAGGGAATTTTTTGATCTATATCTGACATTTTTAACTTAAAGGCTGGTTATAGGCTTGCACAACTGTAACCCAACTATTTGCATCTGGCTGCCTAAATATTCCAAGATGTCGAACATTTTGTACATAAAATGTACCTTGAAAATTAACTACTTCTTTATATTGAGATTGAGAAGAAGGCAAAGTCAGAATCAATCCACTAGTAGCTGATTTTTGTGGCATGGTGACTTGACCCCCAACTTTGATGTCATATCGCATGACAGTCTTAAAAGTCAAGGTATAGGGTGCAATCCAAGTGGGCTGACCAATTAAATCAGTAAAAGCAATTTTGATAGGCTGCGCTAGTGATGGGACAGAATAGTCATAGACACTAATAATGTTGTCTACATAAGAAATTTGAATTCCTGGATAAGTAGTTCCACCTATAATACTTCTGCTTTTCTCATTTAAGTATTTAGCAAAATCAGTCAAAGTAAAGTTTTGCTGATAGAGTGGCTCTGGTGCTACCAAATTAGGGCTGATATTGACATTGACCGCAGAAGCATTAGGAAATACATTTTGCAATGTAGTCTGAATAGAGGGCGCTAAAGGTGCATCTTTGTCGCAAGTAAAGCTAAAGTTATAAGGGCTTTCCCTAGATCCAGCAGGTAAAACCATAATAAAATCAAGGGTTTGTGAAGTTCCCTGCCAATTACCAAAGGCTTGTTGAATTCTGGAATTCATTAAAACTCCATATTGCTCTGGGTTAGCTAAAGGAAGTCCTTGTGCCATACCACCAGAAATCTTGATGTTGCAATATTTTTTGCCATCTGGACTTGGATTAAAGTTTGCAGCCTGGGCTAGTAAGGGAAGTCCTACTCCATAAACCCTTAAAGATGAGCCACCAAGGGGTGAGTTATAGACTGAGATGGGTAGATCCCACTCGACATTCAAAGCCCCTGGAATGGTGCTCTTAACCCCTGTAAATGCACCGAATATACTTCCATTAGTCCCATAACTAGTAAAAGTGCCATTAAATAGCACTTCTCCATTTGATCCTCGAACCACCTTGGGATTACCATCTTGATCGGTAATGGTAATTTCATACCTTCTCATTAGATAACCTCAAATTGAGAATTTTGCACTCGATAGACTAATTGAGTCTTGAAGTATCCAGCAGTCAATGAAATGTTGTAATTTAATGGTGAACCAATTAAAGGCAAACAAACTACCAAAGTATTGTTTACATCATAAATATTGACATAATATCTTTGACCATAGATATTCCAATTAACAATGACATTGTATTGAGAGCCATCTAAAGTCACTTGGAATTGGAAATTAGAAGTGGTCGATGGGGTAAAGCGAATAATATCGGTGACATTGGCAGCGATATTTTGATTGGTGCTATAGGTAGAAGCTGCGCCCTGGGTATTTACAGACCCACCATACAAAGGGGTAGTAATGGAATTATTATTTCCAATGACACTATTAATTCCTGACCATAAATTATTTGACATATTAACCTGCTAATGGAGTGCCAGATTGAAAAGAACTCATCAATGCGCCCAATGTACTTTGAGGGGATTGAGATAACAAAGGTTGCACAAAATCAAATTGCCAGGCATTTTGAGGTTGTTGACTATCAGGTCTTGATACATCTGTCAGATTGGTAAGGATGCAATTAAGATAGACATAAGAAGGAGTTGCGACTACAAAAGTGCCACCTGATTGGACATGGGATTGCAAGGCTGCTTGTAGGGCAGTAAAGGTAATCATTTTTGATACATATCCACCATTGACATTGGCAGGGCAATTCATCAGCATAGAAATCTTTAATGGCTTGGCAATAATCGCATTAGCAGCATAAGATTGGTTTGCAAAAGGATACATTGCAATGTCATTGTCTACTAAAGTAGCACCAGGCAAAGGTCTGAAATGCCCAAAGAAATTGTTTAAATCTAAGGGATTTTTGCCATTTAAAAGAGAAAATCCAAAGTTGGCAGCTTCAGTAATTGCAATGATTGGCAATAGACCACCTGGTACAACCTTTGCTAATCCATTCGACAAAATGATTGGCGAGATTTCATAGGCTATCTGATAGATTGATTTACCGATACTTGACATTATCTAATTCCTATACCTGTGTAATATCCACCAGCTTTTAACATATCAATATTGGTGTCTTGACCTGGTATTTTAGTAGTTTGAATACTTAAAGCAATTGGGGTTGGATTCCAATTAAGCGATCCTAAATTAGCAGCATAGCCAGCAGTAGGAGCACTTGAAGATTGTGGCACTCCTGAACCCTTATTATTAGTAGATTCGCCCTCTAGTTTTTTCTTAAGTTCAATATGCCCTGGGTCTTTAGCACCCAATCTTCTATAAAGACCATATTGCGCTAAATATTCATCAGAATATTTTTCTGGATTTGCAATATCAACTGCTTCTCCAGTAAGGTGTTTGCTATTTTCCATAGCAACTGGATTGCCTTGACCATTGGGTTTTGTGTAATATTTGCCATCAGCAGGATTTAAAATTCCATGCTCTTTAGCCCAATTTTCATCTCTTTTGCCACTAATGACAGGCAAACCAGCAGCTTGTACTGCATTGGCTAATTCAGGGTTTACACCACTTAAATTATTCCACCAAGCCTTAAATCCTTTTTTCATGCCTTCTCTGGAAGGATCAAATTCTGCTTTTCCTTCTGGCATCCCTTTTTGAAGAATTCCAAGATTTCCTGGATTCAAAGGATTTTTGACAATACCTGCAAGCCAAATAATCGCTTCAGCCAAATCTAGGGCTGCTTCTCCAATTTTTCCAACATTGGTTAAGAAGTTTTCTACATCATTTTTAAAATCTGGTTTTTCAAGGTATTTAGCAAATTCTTCTAATTTGACACCTAAAGTACCAATCCATTCTTTTAACTTAGGGCTTTCTAGGAAAGTCTTAACTGCATTAGAAAAAGAATCTGATAGGTTTTCTAATGGAGTTACAAGCCCTTCAAGACCAGAAATAAACACATTTTCAATCTTTTGTTTAGATCGACTTAATTGCACATCAAGGTCTTGCCATCTTTTTAATAAAGCATCGGTAAGGGCTAGAGTTTTGGTATCGGCTGCATACTTTTTCTCAAGGTCATCCATTTCCCCTTTTCGCAAAGATGCCATTCTTCGAGCAGTCTCGACATCAATGCCCAGGGCAGATAGTCCACTTACTTCTAGTCTTTGTTGTGCAGTAGCTGGAGAACCAGCTTTATAGACTTCTCCAGCCCTTTTAAGAAGCTGCGGAAGAAGTTGGGCTGCACTTTGATTTGGATTGACCTGCGCTGCTCCAAAAGCATATTGTTTTGTAATGTCGGTTTGTGCTGAAGCGATTGTGCCTAATACTGAGTTAACATCGGTCACTCTTTGGAAATTGACTTGAGCAGCCTTGAGTTCACCTGCGGTAACTCCAAGACCTTGTGCTTGCCTTCTGGTATCGCTTGCAGCACCAGATAATGAGCCTAAACCAAATAAGCCACCTGCGCTACCTAAAAGACCTAAAGCAGCCCCAACACTACCCCACTTTAATAAATTGAAGGTGGTTGCTGCCACATTTTTGCTAATAGATGCAGCAGTCTTTCCAATGCCTTGGAAATGCTTTTCAGTCTTATTAACTACTTGGTCAGTATTTTGTAAAGTCTTGTAATTTTTGTCTAATCGACCAGCAATAGTATCGAGTGCGTGTTGCACTCGATTAAAGTTGCCTTGCAAAGAGTTTACTTCTTTATTGATTTTTCCCCATTGATTAGGCATTTTGCCCAGGGATGATTGATACTTTTCAAAGAGTCTTTGAAACTCTTTGAATTTCTCATCATTAATATCAATGTCAATTACACTTTTAGTAGCCATTGCTTCTTTCTAATGCTCTCAAAATATGTCTTTGGCGAAACTCATGTGCGCTTGACTTATATTCTATATGTATATCCTCAAAAAACTTGGAAAATCCCTCACCAGCTACATAGTCTAGACAGGCAGAGATGAGGTGGTCTCCATCTCTCCAGAACTCTCGCCCTCTGTCGATGTCATCAAGGAATTCTGAAACTCCATAGAATCTAATGATGTTGTTTGCGAACCCCATAAGCCATTGACTGTGTCCATGATTGATTGGATTTGATTCTTCTTGTTTATCATAGACACACAAGTAAAAAAAATGAGTTCGCCTTCGATCTCTGCGAT